ACATCCCCACTTTTTTCTGCGATTTGTTTCAGGAGCGTCTTAATTTCCGAATCATCATATGGTTGAACCGTTTGGGCCACTACTTTGGAAACGGATGAATATCCGGAATAAACACCAGCAGGAACAAGGTTTCCGATCGGCAAACTCGCCCCACGCAATGGATTGCTTACATTTACCGATGGAGCGATGGTCGTGCTTAATGATGCGCCAAGCCTTCTCATTGCTTGCATTGCGGTTTTTTTTTCTCTTTCTATTCCTTCTGCAATCCCAGCCGGAATCCAGCGGCCAACTTCGTTAGCCATCAATTTCGATGGTGACCCTATTTTGAAAAACTTTTTGATGCCTCCAACAATATCGTCAACAAAGCCGCCAATTTTCCGCAAAATCCAGTCTTTGACCGAAACGATTCCGTTCCAAAGCCCGCGAATCAGATCAGCACCAGCATTGATCATTGACGGAATTTTTCGAATAACTGCTTTTGCAACGTCAAGAACAAGTCGTCCGCCAAGCGTGAGCAATTGCGGAATTAGCTTTGCGATCCCTTTCAGCAATGCACCTAAAATTTGCACGCCTGCCGAAATAATTCGCGGCAAATTTTTGATTAGTACGCCAGCAAGCATTACGATCAGCTTGAGGCCGGTTTCTACCAAACTAGGTAAGATCTTAATGATCCCGTTAATTAATGCTTTTAAGATCTTAATACCAGCGTCAATGATTTTTGGCAAATTGCTAATAAGTGCGCTTGCTAACTTAATGATTAGCGTAATTCCAAGGGTAATCAAATCAGGCAACCTGTCCGTAATTCCTTCTACCAACGCAATCAATATTTTTATGCCTGCGTCTATAATTCTTGGCAGGTTTTCCGCTACAATTTCAACTATCTTATTAATTAACAAAATTCCTGTATCAATGAGCTGGGGCAACATTTTAATGATTCCATCGACCAAGGCGAGTAATATTTCAGTTCCTGCTGTCAAAATTAACTGTATGTTTGATGAAATGTTATTTATTAGTGTTTCAATAATCGACAATGCAGCTGGAATTATAACGGGTAAAGACTCAACAATTCCATTGATGACTGACTGTAAAATAGTTCGCCCTTGCTGTAGTAAAGTCGGTATTTGCTGAATGATAGTTTGAATAAAACTATTTATCAAACTTGACGCAGCGGTTACTGCCCCGCTTATATCGCCAGCTTTAAGCGCGTTAAGTATCGCCTCAAACGCGTCTTTGACCGTTGAAAACGCCGCGGCTACTTTCGGAATTGAACTGACAACCCATGAGAAAAATCCGTCTACGACCGTTTTTAAACTATCAAACATTCCGGCAATACTACCAGTACCACCTAGCGCCTCGTCAATTGCGCCAATAACACCTGCAACACCTCTGACAACCGCTGTTTTAACGTTTTGCCAGGAAGTTTTAATACCACCTGTTGCTGTTCGCGCTCTTTCTGCAAAGCCGCCTGTTGCGTTGCTTAACTCGATTATTTTTTTGTTAAATTCATCAAACGTAATTTTTCCGTCTTTTAATGCGGCGTATAGGTCATTTTGAGCTGACTTACCAGCGAATCCAAACGCTTTAGCAACATCATTCAGCGCAACGCCCATCGTTTCTTGTAGCGTGCGCCAGGATTGAAGGTCTACTGCACCTGTCGCCAACATTTGGACATATTGTTCAAGTCCTCTGGCGGCATCTGCTGAACTTGCCCCACTCGCTAGAAATGCATTGTTTAGTGCCAGTGTTGTTTCGACCGCGCCATCTAAATCGCCAGTCATCACTGCTAGACGTTGCGCTGTCTTTGCGACACTGTCGAGCGTTGTCGGTAATCCTTGAATTCCATCGCTTAGACGCTGAATTGCCCGTGATGATTCTTGCGCGTCGAACCCGATCTGTTGCATGACGCGCGGAAAGTTGTTTAATGTATCGTATCTGTCAATTGCGCCATCAAGAGCACTTTTCACCATGTTGATAGCCTTTGATGCCAATTGAACTAAGCCGAGTGCAGTAGCAATCTCTTTTATCCCAGAAGCAGCTCTTTTACCAGCTCCAGCAACACCGCCTAACCGTTTATCTATATTTGCCACACCTTTTGCAACCGAGCCATCATCCAATATGACATCAATCACAACGCGGCCGTCAGCCATGTTGTTTCACCTGCCTTTCAAGGCAATAAAAAAAGAACCTTTCTGGTTACGGTTCTTCATCTTTCAGTTTGTAGTATTCTTTTAGCTTTTTAATCCTTTGTCTTTCCTTCTCCATTCCCTTGCCCGAAGGAAGCTCCATTGTCCGTATTTCAATGACTTCTTTAAACTTCGTATCTGGACGCAAACCAACAAGCAAGGCTTTAAATTTTTCCCAGTGTAATTTTCCCTGGGCTTCAAAGAGGTCTATCCCATAATCCTGATAAAAAGACGCGTAAATATACTCCGCATCCTGTTTGATTGAATAGACCCTTTTCTGTTCTTCCGGGTCCGCGGGCAGAGGGTTTCCTTCAATATCAACCGGGATGTTTTCCTCGGCTTCTTTGCCGATCGTTTCACGGAAAATCTTTTGAAAGATTTCAGCCTTCTTTTCAATCGGATAGTCCAATTCAACTCCGAGCAGCATATATAGCCCGGTCTCAATCTGTGTCGCGTCGTCAAGCTCTTTATCGTTTAGCATGTCTATCAATCGCAAAACATTGTCAAACGAAAGGTCTAGTTTATATTTCTTCCCGTCAATCTCCACCGTATCGTCCAATGGATACGCCAAATCCATGGCCGATCACTTCTTTTTCGCTTGGAGATATTTCTTCGCCTTCTCTGCTTGTGATTCCACGAATCCCAAAGCCCGCAATTCTTCCTCAATTCCCTCGACAACTTGTTGGAAATATTGCATGCAGTAAAGGACTGACGGGGATAATTCGTAAATTTTCTCAAAGGCCCCGTCTCCTAGCATAAAATCAAATCCTTGGCGCAAAATGTCTTTAATACCTTCCAGCGCCTTGTTTTCGTATTTCTCGTCTACCTCGATCTTTTCGATCGCTTCGATTGCATTTTTTGCTTTTTCCCGGAAATTCTTGATCGATTCGTCGGATACATCAAAAACAAATTTCAGATCCCCGATTTCAACCGGTATTTCCGGTTTTTTCGTTTGAATTTTAATGGCCATTTTTCAATCACCTCACAAAGAATATGTAAAAAAAAGAGGGCAGAAAGATGCTACCCTCTTAGGACCCAGAACCACCGGGGGTTATGGTCGGTTTCCGATCCCATGCTATTGTGCAAGAGAATGTTTCGTATTCTGTAGCCTCGCCACCAGTAACCTTGATTTCCGTCACCGTAGCAGGTCCTTCCAACACGTCGCCGTTCGAACGCTCTTGTTTAAACATGATTTTCCGCCCTTCTCCTGTTTCGAATTCAAGGCTGGCAATAAATTTCATGGCCGGGTCATCGTCGTCATAAAATCCCTCGAAAGTATATGTCTTCTTCACCGAACGAACGTCAGTTTCCGGAGTCCCGTCACCATCGTAGAACCCCGTATCTTCGGTTTCTTCTTCCGAATCATCCGTGACCGATGAAATCCATTTTCCGAGGCGGAAATACGTCGGCTGAGATTGGCCATCTGTTGGAATAGCCCCGACATAGTATTTCGTCTTTGCATTTTTTTCTCTTGCCATCAGTCCTCAACTCCTTCGTATATGGTGATTTTCGCGACAATGTTCATGGCATAAATAAAAAACCCTTGCTCGTCCTGCATTACCAGGTTTGGCAAGGATTGGGTTGTGATCCTTTGAAAGTCATAGCTGCCATTGGCGCTTGGAAGATCTTCGAGATTTTCGAGGGTTTGATAGATTGTGGTCAATGCATTAAAACAGTTAAGCTGGTTTTTGCTTTTTGCATTAACTTGCACTTGGTAATCTTTATCCCTAACGCCGTCAAAATAGACGGTTTCATTCCCACCAGGCATCGGCATGATGGAGAGGCTCTCTCCGGGCCCGAGCAACCCGATACTACAAGGTGCATACAGCCCAAGGCTATTGATTTTTTGATTCAGCCTGTCCAAAAAATCCAATTGTATCGCCATGTCACTTCATCGCCTTCTTTACTACGCGAATCCACGAATCTTGGTGAAGAGCCTGGGCCTTTGCATCCCACTTCGGCCCCGTTCCCGGCGTTGTGAATTTCGCGCCGTAATTGTAGTACTGTCGCTTGGCATAGGGAACGTGCCAAATAATTTGCTTGCCATCCGTTGAAATCGATGACTGGTTTCGCAGATCCCCGGAACGGAAAGGAGCATATTGATTGGCGTCAGCGTGCACTTGATTCACCAGCGCGTATTGGCCCAATTTGGTCATTTGCGACACTCGTTTTGTGACGCCTTTCAAATCTTTCTTCACATTCACTCTTACGGCCATCAGATCACTTCCAGTTCCCAGTGATGGATTTCGTTTCGATCAGGAAAATAGCACGTGACCACCTTTTGCAATATGAATTCCTTACCGTTGAATTCAATGACAGACTGTTCTTTGAATTCAGCAGGAAGAGGCTTACTATGCACGGCATCCACAAAAATTACCGCATCAGCCAGGATTTTCGTTTGCGACGAATCCCGGCTGAATACGGTTTGATGGTCCACACGAACATTTCCAATAGTGATAGGATCCTCGTAGACCGGATTTCCCCAGCCATCGTTTTGGCCGGTGTAGCCCCTATAAATGATAGTGTGAATCAACCATTTTTTAGGAAGTGGCGGAACCCTCATCCTACCACTCCTATTCCTCTATATAGAAGCCCCGTATCGCTCAAATAAAGGTAGACATCCGGCGCGACGATGGTATTGGTTTTCTTTTGGTTTGCTTCGCCTGTCCAAATCTGAGTCCGGCCGATTTGGACGGTAAGCGGATCGTTGATCTCGTGTGTGCTAGTCGCTCCGATGTCGTGGAAATATTCGATCTGGCAAGCGACTGCTTTTTTGAATTTGTCGCGTCTGTAAGAAACGTCTGTTTCTAAATCGTGAAACCTATAGAAACTACGGGTGACGGAATCCAATACGTCTTCAGCCTTTTTCAGTAACTTATCGAATTCCGTTGGGTCTATTTCGGCGAAACCGAGATTTTTATATTCGTCATAGGTCAGATAGGCCATTTCCCAGCCCCCTTTCAAAAAGAAAGAGGGCTGTTATTTGCCCTCTTTCCCGTTCGACGCAACCTTTTTCAGGCCTTTCTTTTTGATTTCCTCGGCCTCTTTTTTCAATACCTCTTCCGTAACTTCTTCATATCCCTTGGCCTTCAATTCGGCAATGATGGACTTATTTCCCTCGCGGATGATGACATTTTCTTTCCTCAAAATTGCCATTGTTCATCCTCCTTTGTCATTATGCTTTCGCGACCGTGCCGTGCGACACGACCACGCCGTCCGCTTTGTTTTTCAAGACAAACAAATCATGATACAGGCGGTTTTGATAGAGATATCCGTCTCCTTCGGTATGTTCCCCGGGTTGGAAGAGATAGACAGAATTTACTTTCGCTTTGGCCACCACAGCGCCCCGGAACACGATAACCCAGTTCAAAGCGTAGGATCCGGGCGCGGCGACGAATCCGTCAGTGAAATCGAAAGAAGTGTGGAAACGATCAACGTCAAACACTTCGATGAGGCGGACCCCGTCCAAAGTCGTAACACGGGTTTCAATCGTCGTGCCTTGGTTGTCCAGGCTGATTTGCCCCTTGCCTTCTTTGTATTGTTCGATTAGGTCCATTACATCACTCGATACATAGGCGATCAGGTTCGAAGTCCCGTATTTGCGGACTTTCTTAATATCCGCTTTCAAGCGATTGATGATATTATCAACCGTCAGATCTTCGGCAGTATGGTTACCTATTTCAATTGCTTTTGTCGCTAATTTGCTGAACCGGTATGCATCAATTTCCGGGCCAGCTTGTTCGGTCAAAAAGATACGGGTGATATTCGCCGCGCTGGCCGCTTGGTTGGATTCGTCAACATCCATTCGATCAACGAAGAATTCCACATCACGGTCAAATCCCAACGTGTACGGTTCATGGGTGACCGTGACCGTCCCACGGTTGAATCCGCCATTCCGGCTATGGTTTTTATACCCGGACACAGCGACTGTAGGAACATGGAACGTCCTGGCCCCCATCCAGTTCACGTTGGGCGTTTCCAATTCATTGGTCAATGTCGCTTGTTTAATCACTTGATCAAGTTCTTGTTGGTATTGTTCAGCGTAGTTAATTGCCATTCTCCATCATCCTCCTAAACTTTTATTTTTGGCCCAAAAGGGCCGCTGCGAAGTCATCCAATTTTCCATCTTTTTGGTGCTGCCCTGTCGAGAACATGGGCTTTTGCGGTTGTTGTTCATCTTGCTGTTGCTGTGCTTTGAAATGCGGATACTTTTCCAAGACCTTTTGGATAGCCTGGTCCATATCCACATCGTCGGAAAGGTAGTTCCTCGCCAAAACGACAACATCTTCAACAGAGTCTGCTTTTACGCCGGCTTTCAAGGCGGAAAGCTGTGCTTTGAGCCTTTCATTCTCTTCGGAAAGAGATCCCCTTTCCTTTTCCAATGCTTGCAAGCGATCAGACAGTTTTTGCGCCTCGGATTTTTGGCTTTCTTGCCATTCTTTGAATTTTTTGAGGCCTTCTTTGGCATTTTCAAAGTCATCAATTCCTAAATCCCGAAGGATTTTCTCAGTCGCCTTCTTTTTCTCTTTGGCAATTAGATTATTGACTTCCGATTGCGGCAACATTTTTTCTTGCTGTTGATCTTGTCCCCCGTCTTGCGGGTTTTGTCTTTCCCCAGCTTGATTTGCCGGCTGCTGGTCGCCGGGTTGGCCGCCGCCTTCTCCTCCATCTGCGGCGAAGAATTGCAGATTCAGACGATATGGAAAATGATTCATGAGATTCATGGTAAAAACCCTCCATTACGGATGTATTCTCCCGTTTTATTTAACGCCCACCCCGGGTAAACGGGCAGTAAAAAAGGTCATTATCAAAGATTAGACAACGACCTTTTCCTTCTCATATCTTCTCGTCAAACCATGTTCAGCAATAAATTCCCTTATCCTCGCTTGCCTTGCACTTACGAGATTCTTATATTTTCGGATCAGTTCCTCGTCCCCGATCTCCTCGGCCAGTTTTAGGGCTCTCTTAGCTTTCCTTATCTGCCGCTCATAATATCGCTGTTTTTGGGAAAGCTCATATCGTTTTTGTGCCTCTCTGATGTCGTATTGTTTTTGATTGTTTTCGTTCACACCCTCAATGAAGGGATAAAATTGATGGCGGCAATTGATGCCGCGCAGGCCCCACGGCTGACCGTATCCGAATTCATAGACGGATGGATACTTGGGATTGCTCGATGGATTGCTAAGAGAGGCCACTTTCCCTTGAATATGGCTGCAAGCCGGCCGGGGATCCGGAACGCTGCTGACCAGCACCAGATCCACCCCGTATTCTTGCATTCGTGATGTTCTCAACTCATTGTATGTCCGGTTCACTGTTGTCCGGATGACCATGCTTGCGTAAGGTTCCAAGGACCATGTCCTTCCTGCCCGGTCCACGAACCCTGTGTTCAGGCCCTTTTCTGCCCATCGGATGACGGTTTCGGCCATAGCCCGGTTGACCGTGGTCATTCCTGCCAAAACTTTTGCCGTCGTTTCTTCGATGATTCGGCGGTACATCCTGGCCACTGTCCCCTCTCCGAACGTTGTCGTGATCAAAGACTGATTCACGAAGTTATCCAGTTCTCGGAAAACTTGCGCAGCATAAGCCGCCAAAATTACATCCAATTGCGTTGGCTTGGGTAAAGGACTGAATATGCCCTTCAGTTCATTATCCACGCCGGCTATGGTTCGCTCTGCCACCTCCAGGATAACTCTCCGGATTTCTTTTTCAGCTTTTCCTGTTGCTTTAGCCAGGGCTTTGATTGTTTTCTCATTTATCATTCGGAGTTCTTGCATCTTCTCGATTTGCCAATGCAAGACTTGATCACGGCCGGCGTCATTCGTAGTTTTCAGACGCTGTACGACCATTTCAAAAATTTCATCTTCAAGTGCCCGATATATTTTGGCGATCGGGCTGATGACTTCATCAAAATGATCGGGATTGATTTCATTTTCGATCGCCATCTAATCACTCCCTTTGGCCAAAGAAGCTAACTTCGCTTTGCAGTTCCTCGAGATCCGGTGACGCCTGGAGATTTTCCTGTTGAATCTCTTGCAAAATCTGCATGGCCTCCTCTTCGGTAACCCCGTGAATCTTCATGATCGCGCGCTTTTTCGAGTTCAATCCAGAGGATACCAGTTTGATTTGTTGGTCAATCTCCGCGTTTTTGTCCTCGACCACCGAATCATCGAAAGATACGGTCACCTCGTATTCTGTCGGACCGCTATAGAGCCCATAGAGTTGAGCGACCGCAATAATGGAATCGATGAGCTCTTTAATCCCTTCTTCGATGATGATTTCGTGTGATTTCATAGACTTGAACGTTTTGCTATTCTCGCTGATGACTTCTGTTGCTGTTTTTACGGATTTCCCGTCAAAGCTGAACGTCCCAGCACTGAATCCCGTTTGCATGGCCAAAATATTCAGCAATGCATTGATGGCGCTGATGTGTTCCTCGACGCGGAGTTCAACGTTAACGTCAATGAGCTTAATTTCGTCCATTTCCACGTTAAAGGCCTCGTAAACTTCATCTGTTGCATCGAAATACCGTTTCGGTTGCCCGTCCAGCGGATCAATGACCGTTTTCACCATCTGTGCCGGTACGATGATCCGCTTTTTCCCGAGGCGAAATTCTCGGTGAAAACTGTCAAACGCAGTATCCAAGGCATGAATCGTATCTAGTGCATTGGCAAAGATGCTGATACCCAAAGGGCTTTTTGTATCAATGTTGTTCGCTGTATTCGGCTTGAAGTACACGAACAGCGGTCTTTGTAAGCCGCTGATCCGGACTTCTTCCTCTAAATCCGGGAACAATGTGGAAAGGGCCACCTTCACGCCCAAATCGGTCCCGTTGGACTCATACAATTCGTTCCGGATCACATATTCCTTTCCATCCCACCGATGCCATTCTAAATGCGTGTAGGTTTTCTGCCCTCTTTTGTATTCGCTGACGAATATCCCTTCGTCGATAGTGTCATTGTGCCACGCTATCGGAACGAAACAATCAGCCGTGACGTAGGAAAGCCGTACTTTTCCGTCTTGAACAAACGGTTTGATCACCATACCGCCATAAGCAAACATGTATTCGATATAGTCCTGGAACTCTTTGTAAAACTTGTTATCTTTGAAAACCCCGTCAATGAAATCAGAAAGACTTTGATCGCTAATGGATATTTCACACTTTTCGTCGAACACAAGCCCAGCCATCTCGCTGGCAATCACTTTCGGCATCTGCAGCGTATCCATTTTCCTGGTTTTCGGGCCATCGATGGTATGGTATCTCACCTTGTGCCAGGGTTCGTAGTAGCCTTTATAAAGCGCCTTCCAGATTTCGATTTTCTCGTACATTTCATTGCTGAAGTCGACATCTTTCAGCTCTGAAATGCTTTCGATGCCCTTCAAAATGCCCATTCGGTACATCACCTGCCTTATCTTGGCGATTAGGTTCCTGAACATGCTGTCACCGCCTAACTACAAAATAAAAAACCACTCATGACGAGCGGTTTCTGTTGATATGAATTAATTTGCTTGCGCATGATCTTGAGCATGTCGCTTTCTTTCTGTATTTGTTTACTCTGAATTTCGAGCCGCAAACTACACATTCTCTTATTTCATCGTCCACGCCGCTTTTCACTCTAAAAGCGGTTCGGCAGGTAGGGGAGCAAAATTTTGCGCCACCAAGTTTTAGTGACTCAAATTTGTTCCCGCAATGTTTGCATGTAAAAATTTTGGGCTTGCGGTCTTCCCATACCTTTTTGCCAAGCTGTCTATGGAACTCTTTAGCCTCTTCACTTTTGTGCCACTCAACCGCTTTCTCTCTCGCTTTCTCTAGATTCTCTTTCAATTTGACCATTAATTCATCCGGGATGTTTTCGGCATGCCAATCCAAATGTTTTTTCTTTGTCATTAACTCCAAATTATCAATCTCGTTATTGTCTTTGTTGCCGTCCTTATGATGAACCTCAAAACCTTTTGGTATCTCGCCGTGATACTTCATCCACATATATCTATGGAGCCTAATCCTTGATGTCCCGATTTTGCACGTCGATAAATAATATCCTGTCTTCTTGTCTTTTCTAAATTTATAACCATCAACAAAAGCTAAGTCTCCGTCGAATTTGATTTCCACGCAATGACCACCCCTTTGTTCATTTATATAATTCATTGTATCATACGTGGTCATTGCTATCAATATTTTAGACCTAGTTTTCGGAGGTTATCATTAACATAATAAATCATCGCATCGACTGTATGATCATCCTCTTTTATCACCTTCGGATCGTCGCTTTGCAGCGTATCCGGATCCCATTGGTATTTCTTATGTTCCTCGTAGAAAATCCGGTTATTTTCGTTCCTGAGCATAAAAAAACGTCCTTGGGCCAAAAGGTCCTGGACGTTCTCGATCATGTTCACTTTCTTTTTCTTCGCAATCGGATGCAACCGGATGCCATAATCTTTGAAATATTGGTTTCGCAGCGCTCCTTCCGCGGAATCTATCGTACGTTTGTCGATATGTTTTCGGAATGTTTGTGCTAATTTTCGCTCAAAGTCCCATAGATCCTTGCTGAAATCGCTCGGGGCTTTTTTGTTGGCCTTGTTTTGCGGAGAGTAATAGTATGTGTCCAACAAATAAACGTTCCCTCTCTTGGTTAAGCCGAACGCACAAAACGCCGTTGCCGATGTCTGGTATCCGGAGTCAACAGCATAGTCAATCAAAAGCAAATCATCGTCTTCGGGCAAATCATCAGCCCATTGAAAATGGTTGATATTGTATACCAAATCCCCCAGGCCAATGACTTCACCTTTGTACATCCAGCGCCAATAATCATAATCATTTCGCTTGTACTGCTCTATTTTTCGCAGCAATTGGGCCGACAGGAAACCCTTCACATCGTCCAAGTACGTTGAATGATGAATGAAATAATCTGGATCGTTTTGCTTGCTCTCAACCCACTCGTTGACCCATTCATATGGATTCCGCGGCGGGTTGTAAGAATAATAGATTTTTACTTCTTTGTTCCCGATATCCCTCCGGATGAAGGTATCCGTCACGATGTCGATATCCTCAACACCATCGAATTCGGCCAATTCCTCAAACCAAACCGCCATTACATAGCCTTTCGCTATGGTCGTGGATTTCAACTTCATCGGATCGTCCACGCCATAAAAATAAAAAGCCGTATTTGTGGCTTTGTGAGTAATCCTTAACGGCGACTTTCCAAATACAAATTCTCTTTCGACGCCAAGCATGTAAATGGCCCATTTGATTTGTTCATATACCGAAGTCGATAAATATTTTCCGATTTTTCTCAAACAAACGACGTTACCGTTTGGATCCTTCAAAAAATCCGTGACTAGTTTCAAACTAATCACGGACGATTTCATGGATGAGCGGCCGCCCTTTAGGATGACGTTCGGCTTTGTCGTTCTCCACACAGGATAAAAAACAGGGTTGATTAGGTCTGTTATGCGGATGCGTTTTTCAATCATTTTTCCTCGTCCTCCGGCACGTCATCCACAATGACAACCCGGACATCGTTCGGCTGTTCGATTTCCTGCTTTTTCAGTTCAAGCTCTTGGCGTTTCAGTTCAAGTTCTTGGGCTTTCAATATTTTGTCATGAAGCGTTCCGATCAAAATCGCGGAATCCCGGGCGCTCGTCTTCTGGATAATTTTTGGATCCTGGACATGTTTCATGTACAGGTTGATGGTTTTCCATGCTTCCTCGATCCAATCCTTCTTTTTTTCTATTCGAAGTTTTTCCACTTCATCTTTTTGATCGTCCACAATCCGTTTTATTGTCGATGGTGAAACTTTAAAATGTCTGGCTGTTTCATTCATATTGCCACAGCTTGCATAAAAAGCCCGTATTTTTTCCCTCGTCTTATCGTCAATTTTTTTACCACGGGCCACTACATATCACCCACCTCCGAGATGATTTTATGTTTGTTTTAGGCAAAAGAAAAAGCGCCATATAGGCGCATTATTTTTATAACGATTCTTTTATTCCTTTTAAAACTCCGAAAATTGATTGGAATTTTTTATATCCATTTGAGTGTAAACTTTTTGCATTTTCTTTAACTTTTTCAATTAAAAATTCATCAGTGGAGTTTTTATTTAAATATAGAATTACTTTAGTTGTCCATCTTTCTAATTCATCTAAAGGTATTATCTTTCCGAGCATTGAATCAGATTGAGCATTTTTTTCCATTTCTTCTCCTTCTTTAATCAACTCATCTAAACTCATTTATTTCACCTCCTTTCGCCTTTTCATTTCGACAAAAGGAGGCAAAATCCTTCAAACATAGTAAATTGCTTCCAATTCTTCTTCGTTGTATTGAAACAGCATAAACCGCTTATGATTCCCGATGAACCCGTTGTCCTTGTGCCACTGATCCGTTTTGTTCCTGGTTGCTAAAGTTCTAATCATCATACCGAATACGTCCTTGCCATCTTCACGGTGATAATGGCCTGTGTGGATCTCTCTCGTTTTGGCCTGGGCCCACTCAAGCGGGAATTCGACTGGGAAAATGTTGTGCAAATCCTTGCGGCCTTTGTCGCCGTGTGTGATGCCGATAAACACTTTCCCGAACGTGTGAATCTTCCGTTCTTCAAAACTGTCGTCTACAATGGCATTCGGATATAAGCGTTTTAGCATCTTCACGAATGTCCAGGACAACGATTCATCATGATTGCCCTTTGAATATTTGATAATTACTCTATTTGAGTTTTGGTGTGCTTCATCAATCAGTGGGAAATAAAACTTTTCCGCATCTTCCCATCCTTTGTTCATATCGACCTGTTCGATCTGCGTCCCGTTTGCTGTCGTTCCACGGTGATTGTCGTTGTGTAGCATGTCTTGACCGATCACAAATAGGATTTCTTCCCATCTCCGGCTTTTAATTTTCTCTAGGATTCTTGCTTGTGTGGGTTTATAATACTGATAATCACTGATAGGAAAATGTTGATCTAAAAGTGGTATTTCCAATAACTTTTTTTCTTTAACTTCAATAGGTTCTATCTTTACGTTAAAGGGCTTCACCTTCTCGATTTGTTCTAACAATCGATCGAAGTTAAGTCCCTCTTTTTTTG